CGTGCCCGAAGATCCCCAAGCGTCCGCAGCTCCTGTGGAGACTGGTGCGCCTCAGCCTGTGGCTGAACAGTCCGATCTGGCAGTCCAAATCGAAGCGCTTCGTGCGAAAAACCAGGAGCTTATCGCTGAGCGCCGCAAAGACCGCGAAAACCGCGAATCCCTCCAAAAACAACTCGACGAAATCCGCTCCGCCCAAGAACAAGCCAAAACCGCCAAACTTGCCGAATCCGGCGAATACAAAACCCTCTGGGAAGAAGCCCAGCAAACAGTTGCCGAACTCAAGCAACAACTCGCCACCAAAGAAGCCGAAAACGAGCAAATCCGCCAAGGCTTCACACAAGAGCAACTTCGCGCAAGCACTATCGCCCAACTTTCCCAAGCTGGTGCATTAGCGCCCGATCAGTTGTATCGTCTATTGCAGGAGAACCTCCGCGCCAAAGAAGGAAAGCCTGTGGCTTATGTCGGCGGCGTTGAAGTTCCGATCGGCGAGTATGTCGCCAATTTGAAAAACCCCGGCAGCGGCTACGAGCACCATTTTGCAGCCACGAACCGCTCCGGCATGGGTGTAGCAGGCAGTGCCCGCTCCACCGCTCTCCCCGGCCAAGCCAACCCCTGGTCTAAGGACAGCTGGAACATCACTCAGCAAATGATGATGCTCTCCAGCGACCCCGACAAAGCCCGGTTGTTGAAAGCAGAAGCCGGTCTCTAGCCCCTGTGGGGCGCCTCCCCAACCGACTCCACCGGAGCTAACAAATGTCTTCCTTCGCAGGTAACTACGGGTCTGGTTCGACTTTTCTGACGAACCTTGTCACCCGTCCCGAATTCCTCCAGTACACCGCCGAGGGCATCTTCGAGCAATCGAAGTGGATCCAGAGCGGCATCGTGCAGCGCAACGCTGCCCTCGATGCCCGTGCTGGCGGCACCCGCGTCCGCGTGCCTTTCTTCGATCCCATCGCCCCGACTGAGACCCAAATCCTCAGCACCAACACCTGGGGTGGCGGTGGCGGCTATCTCGTCCCCTCGAACGTGACGGCCGACGAGCAGATCATGACGATCCTGCACCGTGGCTTCGCCTACGCCGCTGACGACCTCAGCAAGCTGGGCTCTGGCGCCGATCCCCTGGCCCACGTCCGCAACCAGCTGACCGCCGCCATCAACAAACTGAAGACCGCCACCCTGGCTGCTCAGCTGCTGGGCCTGTTCGGCGGCATCAGCGGCGCCGGCGTCCTCGGCCCCAACCAGAACGACAAGTCGTTCGCTGGCGCCCCCGGCTCCATGACGGAAGCCAACTTCCTGAATGTGGGCAACGTGGTTGGCACCAAGGCCAAGCTGGGCGAGCGCGGCGACGAACTCGACGCCATCGCCATGCACTCGAACGTGGCCTACTACCTGCAGCAAGTCGGGATGCTGACCTTCGGCACCTCGGCCCTGACCACCGGCGGCTCTGTCGTCTGGGGTGGCGGCGGTGTGGGCATCACCCAGACCGAGGCCGCCTACTTCGCCGGCCTGCGCGTGGTGATCGACGACCAGCTGACCGCCCTCGCCGGCGGCACCAGCACCCACGCCAAGAAGTACCCCGTGTACCTCTTCAAGTCGGGCGTCGTCTCTGAGGGTGTGCAGCAGGATCTGCGCGTTGCTGCAGACCGCAACATCCTCTCCATGCAGGATGTTCTGGCCGTGGATTACCACTACGGCTACCACGTCACCGGCACCAAGTGGGCCGCTGCTGGCGACAACCCGGACAACACCTCCGGCGCCGGCAACCTCGCCGCCACCGCCAGCTGGAACCTCGTGTACTCCAGCACCAAGCAGGTGCCCATCGCCCGCCTGCTCTGCAACACCCCCTTCGACACCACTGCCTACTGATTCATCAGTACAGCAGTACAAAAATGGCCCCCTTCATGGGGGCCTTTCTTTTTATCTCACTCCCCAATCCTGATCTTTTCCTGCGCCTCAAACACATCTTGCGTATTCATCGACATCTTGTACGACTGCAAAAACAACTGATTAATCACGTCAAAACTGACCTGAAGTTTCTCATGAATCTCCTGGGTCGTAGCCAGTTCTTCATTCCGAAGCCGGCGAATTTCGGCTGCCACATCTGCCAGCTTCCGCACAGATTTTCCGGGCAGCGCTGTGTTCACCTTTTCGGCTTGGGTCTCTACGCTGACCTCGGCATCAGCGCTTTTACGGGCAGGCATGAAACTGGTTCGTCTCTACGTGTTACAGGATAGCCGCCGCAGCTACGAGGACATCCCCTACGGCCCGCACCTGGAACGCATCGCCGAGATCGAAATGTCCGGCGGCGACGTCTACCACGCCAGTCTCCTCACTCCATCCGCTCCGGCAAGGAAATACCGCGCAGCCGCTAGACTCAAACAAAGACCGATGTAGCCGTGCCTGCTGCTATTGATGCCACTCTGAGCGGCGCTTCGGCCAACTCGTATGTGACGCTGGCGGCTGCCGATACCTACTTCGAGACCGTCCCCGATAGCAGCACTTGGACGGACAAAACCACCGACGCCAAAAACCGCGCCCTGATCTCCGCCACGCGCTGGATCGACGCACTCACCTTCTACGGCGACCGCTGCACCGAAACTCAAGCCCTGAAGTGGCCCCGCGACAACTACACCGTTGACGGCGTAGACCTCGCCTGCAGTTTGATCCCAGAAGGTATCAAGGTTGCTACCTACGAGCTGGCACGTGCCCTCGCCAACGACACCGACGCCGTAACCGGCAGCACTGGCACCAGCGGCATCTATGACGAAGTAAAACTCGGCGACCTCCAAGTCAAGTACAAGTCCAGCTCCACCACCTCAGGCGTCATCAACAACGTCTTCGACGTCTACCCCTGGCTGCAGTCCTACCTCGGCCCCTACTGTCTTGCTGGAGCAGCCAACCACGCTGTCCGCCTACTGAGAGGTTGACATGAGCCTCGTCGATACAACCTTTGCCGCCATCCCCGCCACGCTCCTAGCCGACTGGGGCCAGAACGTCACATACATCAAAGCGGCCGAAACTGAGGTCTATAACCCAACCACCGGTCAGGTTTACGGCGCCGAAACCTCCCTCACTGTTCGCGCCTTCATTACCCAAGTTAACCCGGAAGAGTTTGATAGCGCATATCAAACAACCGATCTAAAACTCATCATCGGCAACGCCGAGCTTGGAGCATACGTGCCTAGCATCCGCGATCGTATTGAATACACCGACAGCGGCAACACAAAAACCGCCCGCATCATCAACACCAAAACAATTCGCGGCGACGCCCCCATATACCACACCATCATTGCGAGGCCCCAGTAATGGCTAGACGCAACGGAATCCGAGACTTATTAAAAGACGCTGATAAAATTTTTGCGACTACTATCTATAACGGTCCCAAAGCCGCCGCAGAGCGTATTGTCAGAGACCTACAGGAAAGAGGCCCTGCTTGGAGCGGTAGATTCTCTAATTCGTGGCAGATTAAGACACCTACCGCACTTACGCGAGGCACAGGTTCTCCGGGTAAGCCTCTCCCCATTTACACTCCGGCACTAACAGGTTTACAGGTAACCACTTCATTCTTGGGTGTAAATAAAGTTGTCTTCGTTATTAGTAACTTTGCCGACTACGCAGACATAGCGACCGACCTAGAACCGGGTGTATTCATTAACCCTGGTACGACTCCACTAAAACCGCTTACACGCGGCAAGCGTCAGCAAAGTTTGCGTGGTCTACTAAAGGGTGCGGGCAGTAATACTCGTACAGCACCATTCGACTGGTTCAGTCTCTATGTAAAAGGTGGCTATATCGATAAGACTATTGAGATCGCCATGCGGACTACCCGATGAACTACCAAGCCATCCGCGCTGTGCTGGAGTCTCCGCTCCTTACGGCCTACAACAACCTCGTTCCGGCGGTCCCGGTCTACTTCGACAACGTGATGAACGATGGCGCCGATAGCGCCGAAGAGTATGTCCACGTCAATATCCAATTCGGCCTCACCACCGAAGCCGGTCTGACTTCCAACCACAACTACGTGCGTGGCGTAGTTGTCATCCGCGCCTACACCCCAAAAGGTCGCGGCCCCGCCCGCAACCAAGAACTCGTCGATATTGCCTTCAATACTCTCCAAACAATCAACAACACCCCCAAACCCTCCAGCGGCATCTATCTCCGCACCGGCTCGATTGACGGCCCCACCTTTAGCCCCAACTTCTCTGGAAACGTCCCAGATCAACAATCGCGTCGTGCATTTACGCCATTCTTTATCTCTCGTATTGAAGCCGGATTCCAGGCAACTGTGATCGCTTAATACTCCGAGATGACTGGAGCTAACCTGTATTAAGCCGGGCAGTGCCCGCGTCCACGTCCCCATAGGTACTACCAATGGCCACCGTTCTCTCGGGCACCTCCGGCGCCCTGTACTACAGCCCTGCGGGCACCAAGTCCACCTTCACCGAGCTTAACGTCAACGCCACCACCGACATCATCACTGTCGGCACCTACCTGAACTTCAAGGTTGGCGATCCCGTCAAGTTCCAGGTCGTTAACACCGAAACCGGCGCCGCTGGTACCGGCACCCTGCCTGCGGGCCTTACTGCTGGTACGGTCTACTACGTCATCAGCTACACCGCTGCCACTGGCGCCCTGCAGGTATCTGCCACGTCTGGCGGTTCCAGCGTTGCCATCACCGACGATGGTACAGCTGTTGCCCCCAACGCTTTCGAGGTGTATTACGGCGCCCCGGCCCTGATCGGATCTGTCCGCGAGTGGAGCTTCGAAATTACTCGCAGCGAGATCGACGTCACCACCATCGGTCAAGAGAGCGGCCAGTACACCCCTTTCCGCACCTACATCACCGGCTTTGCTGACGGCTCTGGCTCTGCCACCGTGTACACCACCGATGAGGATGCCAGCCTCTCGAACCGCATGATCCAAGACGTGATCCAGCGGTATCAGACTGGCGCCACGGTGAAGCTGTACATCGACCGTGTGAGCAGCGGCGGCACCGTCAACGAAACCCTGAGCCGCTCGATCACCGTCCCTGTGATCCTGACTTCGGCCAGCCTGACGGTGAACCCGGACGACGGCCAGAGCGTGGAAATTGCTTTCCGTCCCACCGAAGCCCCCACCTTCGATCTGTCCAAGTCCTGATAGTCTGCTCGGGCAGTCGATTCAGCACCCAGCCCCTCACCAGGCTGGGTTTTTTATTTTCTATTGCGCTACACTAGGCCAGTCTTAAGTGCAAGATTATGGCTGCCGCCCCACGCGCCATCGACCGTCTCCGCAAGGCTGCCAACCTGGAGCCCAGCAAAAAGACCGTCGAACTGAGCGACGGCTCTACCTTCGAAATGTGGGTCTCACCTCTCACAATGGCCGAGCGCGAACGCGCCCAGAAACAGGCCAAGTCTGACGACGCCACCGCCTTCGCCCTCCAACTCCTGATCCAGAAAGCCTGCGACGACACTGGCACCAAATTGTTCAGCCCCGGCGAAATCGACGTCCTCAAGAACGAAGTCAAGGACAAAGACCTCCAGACGTTGATGCTGGCGATCCTGACCGACGACACGGAAGAGATCGACACCAAAAGCGCTTGAAGACGAGCTTAAAAAAGACTCGTACATCCAGACCCAGTTCTACGTCGCCGAAAAACTCGGCCTAACGCTGTCCGAGCTACGCCAGCGCATGACCGACCAAGAACTGGTCGGCTGGAGCATCTACTTCAAAATCTGCCGCGACGCAGAGCAAGCCGCCTACGAAAAGGCCAAACGCCGCCGCTAACCCGGCGGCTTTTTCACAGGATAGACTGAAGTACCAGACTACCGGCCCACGCAGTGTCCTACAAAACCACTATTGAGATTGGTGTTGTAGGCGTAGGCCAAATTGGGCTGCTACAAAAATCTCTTAATCAAGTAGCTACAACAGTAGACCTACTAAATACTAAACAAGTTAAAGCGGGGTTTAACGTCCAAAACTTAAACACGTATAACGCTTTACTTGCAAAAGCCGTAAATAACATAAACGCTGCTGCATTAGGTACACAAGAAGAACTGCAGGCTGTAAGACAACTTGTACAAGCTAAAAATAATCAAATTGCTGCCCAAACACGTCTAAATGCATTAATTGAGAAAGAAGAAATTCTCCAAAGAAAAATTGTAGCTACAGCAGACGCCGGCTTTGGTATGCAGGGACCGGCGTTGCCTCCGTCAGGTAAACCCGGCGCCCCTGGTAAAAAGGGCGGAATAGATGCCACGGGCATTATCAGCAGCACCGTTATTGGCGGCGGCTTCCCGCTGCTGTTCGGCCAGGGCGCTGGCGCTGCAACCGGCGGTGCAATCGGCGGTCTTGTAGGCTCCGCAGCCGGAGCACTCGGCGGTCCAGGCGGTGCTCAAGCCGGAGGCTTCGCCGGATCGATCGTTGGTACAGCTGTAGGCGCTGCTGCCGACGCAGACCAGCAGATCCAGAAACTCGCCGCCAGCCTTGATCTCGCTGGCGCAGCCGCCGAAAGTTTCGGAGAGTCTTTCCGCCAATCTGGCGTCGATCTCCAGACATTTACCCAGTCAGTAAATCAAATCCGCGACATCGCCATCCCCTTCGAGCAGCAAGCTACCGCCATCAAACTGGCTGCGGCCGTCTCAGCCAACTACAAAGGCAGTATCACCGCCGTATCTGCCGCCCTCCAAGAAGTTGGAAAAACAGGTACAGTCAGCGTCGGCACTCTTACCGAACTCACAAAGGCTGGCGTACAAATCGTTGACTCGCTAGCAAAGAGTTTTGGCGTAAGTAAAGACGCAGTTATTCAAATGGCTGCACAAGGCAGAATATCTGTCGATCAACTTCTGGCGCAACTGACTCAACTAGGCAACCAAGAAAAAGTTTTAACAGGACTGGATAAAATATCAGCTGCCTTTTCCTCGTTAACCGCAGCAGCTAATAAACTGTTTGGGCCGCTTCTAGATGTACTCGGGAATGCCTTAGTCACTGCTTTAGATACTGTAGCTACAGGTTATAATTATCTAGCTCAAAAGGCCATTCCTGCGTTTTTAAGTGCTATCCAGCCTGTAGCAGATGCTGTTGCACAAGCTTTACCTAAAGGAGCACTGCAAAAAGTGTTAGATATTATAGTAAATATAGGCATACAGATTGCAAATAGGTGGGTTAGCGCTCTAAAAACTTTTGCGCCTGTTCTTGCGGCCGTTATTAACAAATTCAAAGAGCTTTTAAACAATCCTGTCTTTAAGTTTATTGCAGAGCAAGTAGGTCGCCTTGTAAATTTTCTGGGCCTTGGTACAAGTGAGATAGATAAATTTCGCGCTAAGCAAGAAGAAGCCGCAGCTGCTTCTGCAAAAGTTACAGAAGAAGAACGTAAAAAACTAGCAATTTCCCTGCAGTTGCAGGCAGAACTAAATAAGCGCGTAGCCACTATGCAATCTATGCAGCAAATCGAAGCTGCGCGTTCAGCAGCAGATAGCGCAAGTTTGAATGCAAGTCTACAAGTTGCATCCGCAGAACAGCAGGCAGCGGGCTCGCTGGAAGCACAATTGAACTCAATAAATGAAATTGCTTCCCTTAAAACAGCTATTGCTGATAGCCAATATAAAGCTACAAAGCGACAGGTTGAAGCAGAAGTTGAAGCCGCTCAAGCTGCTTTACAGCAAGCCACAATTGATAAAAAGGGTGTCGAAGAAGCACAACGTAAGTTAGAAACAACAAAAGCTGTCGCGGAAGAAACACTGCGTGGAGCAGCTGCCACCGCAAGTGCTTTAGCTTCTACGGCCGAACTGGAACGACGTATGGCAACGCTGGCAGCCTATACACAGGAATACGCTCGCCAGGCACAGATGGCGCAGCGTTACCTTGATTTACAGCTTAACACTGTAAATAATATGGAGAAAGTAACAACTTCGGTGGCCGGCGCTTACATTCAAATTAACAATGCGGCTATTTCTACCCTACAAGCACAACTCAATACAACTTTGACCACAGAAGCTCGTCTTGCGATTCTTGAACGTATTCGAAGGCTAGAGATTGCTAATGCCGCGTTTGCTCTCCAAGCAGCCAGAGCCCAGATTACAGCAGAAGTCCAGCGAGCAGCCTTAGCAGCAAGATCCGCGGAATTAAAAGTACAAGAAACTATGACTGTTTTGAAACTTGCTGAAGCCATGGACCTTGCAAATCAAGCGCACTATGACGCCGTTACGTCGGCAAAAATTGGATTGCAGATAGCCAATGACAATATAAGTGTAGCTAATGCTATTGCTGCGGCGCAATGGGAAGCCGCCGATGCCGTATATAACGCCGCTATTAACGCTGCAAACATGAAATACGAGACCGAAGCAGCAGCAATAGCCGCCGGAAAATACTCAAAAGCACTCAATAGCGCCACCGGATCTACTGGCGGTGGAGGCAGTGCATCAGGAACAGTCGATAGAATTACCGCCACAGCAGTAGCTAAAATACCCGGTTACGTTACACCAGAAGAACTTGCAAAAGCTAACGTAGCTACTATGCAATCTCAAACAGCATTAACTTCGACGCAAACACCTTACGATCCATTTAATCCCACGGCAGATTCTGGATCTACGCAATCTGGCATGAGTGATACAAACATCAACATCACCACCGGCCCAGTGGTGGAGTTTGATGGAACCAAGTATGTTACCCTTGCCGACCTTGAGGCAGCAATGCGTAGCACGGTCAGCGGCGTTGTCGCCCGACTTCGCACACCCTCAGCCCGGATTGCCCTCGGTATGAGCTGATGCGTGCTCAATCCCAGTACCTCCGCATCTACGACACCGGCGGCACCACCTACAACCGCTGGCAGTCGTACTACGCCAACGACAGCGTGACCTGGGCTGGGGCGAAGTGGCTGTACGTGCCGTTCATCGCTGACGGCATCACAGCCGGCATCAGCGGCGACGAGTCCAACGTGACCGTCACCACCGCCGCCACAAGCATGGTGCTGACAGCCTTCGAGGCCGCCATGCGGGAAGGCCGCCTGGTCGATCTCAGCATCTACCAGTTTGATGTGCTGGAGGGCAACAACTCCCCACAAGCCGGCCAAGAACTCGTTGCCGCCTACACCGGCCAAGTCGTCGGTGGACGCAGCACACTGACCAGTCTTACCCTGCAACTGGGATCTGCATTATCCCCAGTTGGGGCACAAGTTCCACCGCGCAAATTTACAATCGCCATCATGGGCCAGGGAGTACGCGAATGAGCTGGATCTCCGCCACCGATCCGCTGGTACTCCTGGCCATCCAAGCCGGGCAGATCAATACGCCTGCCGGCAATAAAAAAGATGTCCGTGTTTACAGCAGCAACGAACTAGAATCCGCCCAACGTTTTATCAAACTAGGCGAACCCGTACCGATTGTTTTCGCTCGTTTCCGCAACAACAAAGGCGGTATTCTCGTCAGCCCTGGAGCAAGCGAAGCTGCATACTTTAACAACCCTTACAACACTCGAAAAGCGCATTACCACTTACCTGTCAGTGAAGGGCTTATCTCCAGCATTCCAGTCAAAGACGTCTTCCAAGGTGCCTGCCGCGTTGGGATGCACACCCAAACTTACGATCGCCGCGCTGGAACTTGGCCACCCGGCAACTACTTCCTTCAGCGTTACGACTTAACCGATCCTTTCAATCCAGTCCCTTACGACCTTCCCGAAGCCCCATATTTCTGTGGCAGCGTTGGCCTGTACCCCAACATCAGCACCGTCAGCTTCATCAGTCCTTACTACCCGGACGGTTCGGACCGCTACAAGCGACAAGTCCACCTGTTCATTCGCGGCGGGATGCACGTCACGCGGTTGTACGACAACGTGTACGGTCCCAGCGACAACTTTGCAGACCTCACTAAATGGTTGCTGACTAATACCGCTCGTACTCCGAGTGCTCTAATCGATAACACCGCGCTGTTAGCTGCCGCCACTTTCCTGGAGTACAACAGCTTTACCTGTAACTGCGAACTAACTACAAGTACAAATTACGCCGATTTTATAGCCAAATGGGCGCCGTATTTTCTGCTAGGTGAAAGTAACGATGGAGGCAAGAAAGGTCTTCGTCCGCTGCTGCCTACCACAGCAGCTGGAGCTATCAACGTAGGCGCGATTACACCAGAGTTCACATTTACTGAGGACTACATTCTCCCTGGAACTCTGGAGATTGATTACACGTCTCTGGCCGACCGCCTGCCATTTGTCGCGCAAGTTGTCTGGCGCCAGCAGATTGAAAGCGACATTGGAATTATCCGTACTGCTGAAGTGCGGTACAACGGCACTGCCGAGGCTGGCCCCTACGAAACTCACGATCTAAGCGAGTTCTGCACAAACGAGAACCACGCCGTAAAAGTCGGTGCGTATATTCTTGCAAAACGTACTTATCCCACGCACGTTATTCGATTCTCGACTCGCCCCCAAGCCTATAACGTATCCGTAACAGTCGGCGATATTATTGCCGTCAATTTGCAGCGCCAAGCAACAAACTATATCGCTTCAGCCCACCACTACCTGTACCAAGTCGAGCGTGTCACTAAGACGCTTGCTGGGGATCTGACCTACGAAGCCGTGCATTTCCCCGTAGACGATCAAAACCGCAGCCTTATCGCTCTTGATGTTGCAGCAGCCACTGGATCTGGACTGATTATCCCATCCACAAGAACAGGCGTGGATTGCGACGAAAACTCATCCACAAACAACACCATTCCCGCTGAGCAGTTCATTGAGCCCGGCGACGCGAACGACCCGACTGACTCCAGCGGCACTGGTACATCTACAGGCGCAGGAGCAGAAGTCACGATTGATCGCGGGGGTAACAGCGGCGGCGGCCCACGCGATTCTGAACCTGATGATGGCGGTCCGAACCCCGACGACGGCCTTGACCCGGATTCGCCGCCAATCAATGGCCTAGATCCCAACAACAACGGACTAGCCGGCAGGCCGATTACTGTCGATACGCCGTGTTCTGTTCAGTGGCTACGAAACGGCTCACCGATTGCTGGGGCAACAAACAATACATATACGCCGGGATTTGATGATCTTGGTCAGACACTTACTCCGCAGGTTACATGTCCAGGCGGATTGCCACAACTTCTCAATCCCATTCCCGTTTATATTATGTTCCCGTCGTTTACCAGAGCAGGGATTAAAGCTACAGTCACGTTCAAGGGGCGGAATAGAGGCGTTAGAAAACGTTGCTCTAATAACGTTTCCTCTGGATGCGGGGAAGGCACTCCCGACTCAACTTTCTCGGTAAATATAACAACCAGATTCACCGAACTACGGGCGGGTGCTTGCGATCTTGTTGGTATAAATAAGCCATACGATTTCTGCGATGCGATTTGTGGAGCTGATCCTGTGACGTTTGATGTGCGCAGAGGTTACTCATACACTAAGGCATCTGATGGCACTGAGGTTTTTATTATCAACGCTGTCTGTCCTATCCCTGGCACAAGTGATCCACAGTTTTACTACAACCATGAAATAGGGCAGTTTATCACAAGCATTGTCCTACTTGAAGATACTGAATACGGCAACACCGGGGACGAGGTGTTGGATCTAGGTTTACTTGAAGCATTGCAAGAGGGTGCCAACTATTGGGATAATTTCGGAGTCGTCAGCTAATGACAACGTTCCCCACACTGACTCCAAGCGGCCGGACATTTACGCCCGGAGAATATCCGCACACGCCGTTCAGCACCATCAGCGGCTGGCAAAACCGAGTGCGTCACAGCAATGTGATGCTCGCCAGTCAAGTACGGCTTACGTTTACAGCCGTCACCGAAGCCTCGATGCTGAGTATCCTGTCGCACTACCAGGGTCAACTCGGCACATTCGAAAGCTTCGATCTTCCTTTCTCTGTCTGGGGCGGCGTCACAGCAGCCGACTATCAGCTCGCAAATTATCTCTGGCGCTATAAAGAACCCCCAACAGTCGAAGATTCGTACTACAGCCGGTACAACATCGAACTAACGCTGGAGACCGTCCCGCCAGATGGCGCCATCGTCGATGGCATGTATCGCGTTGTACTCACAAAGCTTACCGATGGAGAGGCGCGGACTACCAACGGCCTGAGCAAGACAGTTACCGTAAGTTTCAGCGCTGTCGGCTTTCAAATTTCTGGCCTGGATCTGACCGTTACAGCAACGCTTGGCTCAGCAACAGGTATTTTTGCAACTGTCTCCAGCACCCTTGCGGCCGGTGCCGCAGCAGTTCCTGTAAGTGTCAGCGGTTTTGCCCTTACTGTTACAGCAACCTTGGTAGGCGGCAGTGCCACCACTGGACCGCCAGCATTCGATTACTGGTCTGACATGGCTGTCCAGTTGTATGGCTGGGAATCGCTGGCTTACATAGAATGGTGGGGGAATTGACGACACATGGCCGCTCCTAACCTTAAAAGTCCTACGACCATCACCGGCAAGACGGCGGTCTATGCCTGCACAGCGTCGTTGGCCTCGGCGCTTTCCAACGGGGCATCTAGCGGCAAGGTCTTCAAAATCAACGGCATTAGGGCAGCCAACACCACTACTGCTGCTGGCACCATTGAAGTCACCATCTTTCGATCCAGTACGCACTACGAGCTGATAAAGACAGCGCAAGTACCCGTCAACAGCGCCTTTGTTGTGCTCAACCGAGAGGAATACCTGTATCTAGAAGAAGGCGACGCGATCTATGCCAAGGCCAATGCCGCCACCACGATTGACCTGATCCTCACCTACGAGGAGATTGCCTGACCATGACTGTTGTTCCTCAGACATACACGGCAACTGCAACTTGGACCGCCGTCCAGCTTGCCGATACCTTCAAGCAGGCATTTATCGATGCCGGCCTGATGACGGACTGGTTTGATAGCTTCCTTAGTGGCACAATCGAGAATCGCATTCTCCGTGTCATCAACAACGGCGCCAAGACCTACGGCACCGTCTACTACTGGTTCATGTTTACCACTGGCGGCGCTTTTGTAGCCACTACCAATACGTGGAATGCAACCACCCATGTGCCAACGGGCACGCAATACATTGACTATTTTTCAACAACCACAAACGCTACAACAAACCACGTAACACTGCTGGCTCTCACTAGCACAACAACATGCACAGTAACCCGTTACACCAGCGGGATTAACAGCGCGGTATCTTTCTTCTTAATCCGAAACGGCAGCTCTAATATATGCTTTATGTTGTCGCATCCTAGCTTTAACGCTCAGTCATTCGTAGACCAAGACAAGGTACAGTTCAACAATCTTCTGTCCATAGCCGGCGCGACTAGCGCAAACACAGCGCAGATTGCTGTCGCGCAACTATACAGCACAAGGTCCAGCTACCTCGGCGCAATGCGCCTAAACGGGAACATAACATTATCAGCCTATACAACAACATTCAGCTTGGCTCAGTTTACAGCGTTCGGCAATGTGAGCGCTGCAAACAACTGGAGCTTTACATCAGGGTTTTTCTTCCCTGTCGCAGAGAATAATACCAACACTGCGCTTGCTGCAGACCACATTCCGATGTTTACGGCGCCAAGCATCACACCATACATGGCGGCATTGCCCAGTGATTTTGGATTTGCCCCTTACTACGCTGGCACCACAATGGCTGTGCAAGATACGTTTGTGGTTAGCGCTGGTACAGAGGAATGGGAAATGATGACAGTCGCTGTTATCGCTACAGCAGCAGCCGGCAAAGTTTTATTCTGCGCGAGGACCGTTTGACATGGCCAGTTTTAACCAATCCCCACTAGGGCAGGCATCACTGGCCCTGCAGGCATTTTCGTTGACGCTCGACACAGACGTTGCCGCCGCATCTGTGACCCCTGCCGCAGACAAGCGCACGACCTACTACGTCAAACCAGACTGGCGCCGTAAGCCAAGCCTGTTGCGCTAGGCCCTTTTAGACTTCCTGTAACGCATCAACGCCATGGCCAGTCTCATCTACAACTCTGCAATCGATGACATGGCCAAAGGTGCCATTGACTTCGATACTGATACCTTCAAGGTGATGCTGGTCACCAGTACCTACGTCGCCAACAAAGATACGCACACCAAGCGCTCGGACGTCACTAACGAGGTCTCTGGTACTGGCTACACCGCTGGCGGCGTTACCAGCGTCTGCACCGTCACCAAAGACACCGCCAACGACAAGGTGACACTCAGCCTGGCCGCTGTCAGCTGGGCCACTTCAACCATCACCGCACGCGGCGCCGTGTACTACAAATCCCGTGGTGGTGCCAGCAGCGCCGACGAACTGGTGGCCTACGTCGATTTCAGCGGTGATGTCAGCAGCACTGGCGCCACCTTCAGCCT